GGCGCGTGAGCGGTATAGCTTCGGCTGGTCCGACTGGCGTCAGTGGTACGGCTCTTCTGGTTCCACCTAATGGATTGGGGGCTTCGGCCCCCTTTCCTCCATCATCAAGGAGAATCAGATGACCACCTTTAGCTATCCACTCAATATCCGCAACCATGAGCCGCTTGGCCCTGACGTCGTTTCTATGCGCGAGGCGCGCGTCTCGGGTCGCTTCTCCGTTGTGGTCGGTATCGGCCAGACGGGCACGGCTGCGGGCGTGACTACCATTCCGCTGTTCGTGGCTCCCGAGGGCTCTCGCGTTTACGAGGCTACCCTAGACATCACGACCGGCTACGACAACACCACGACCAACTTCAACATTGGTACGGCTGCCGCTCCGACGCGCATCAAGTCGGGCGTGACTGTCAATACTGCCCGGCGCCAGAGCTACGCGCCGACTGCCGCCATGCTTTCGGTCAACGCTATTCCGTTTGCTGTGGATACTACGATCCAGGCGCTTGTGTCCATCGACACTTCTGCGGTGACTGCCGGTTCGGTCATCGTTCACGTTCAGATTATCTAACGGAGTATGGCAGGTTCTGCTTCGGTAGGGCCTGCCGCTTCCGCAGGAGGGTATCTTGGCAACTAGCGGCACCTCCTCTTTCGATCCGGCCTTCGACGACATTCTGCAAGATGCGGTCGGCATGGTCGGTGGCGGCCCTGTCCTTGCTGACGAACTGACCAGCGCACGGCGCGGCCTCGACTATATCCTCACGGACCTCCAAAACAAGAACGTCCTGCTCCACAAGATCGAAACGACTGTGGTGCCCGTCTCTGTTTCCGTCGCCTCCCTTTCTTTCAGCGGCGCCATCTCTGACGTTCTCGTCGCCAGCATCCGCACTTCCAACACCGACATTGTATTGGAGCGCGACGGCTACGAACGGTGGGCAGAAATCCCAACCAAGTCGCAGACTGGCCGCCCGACCCGCTATTGGTGGGATCGCCGCCGCGAAGGCAACATCCTTAACATGTGGCCGGTCCCCGACCAGACCTATACGGTTGTCCTCACCATCCAGAAGAACGCCGAAGATACGCTCCGCGCTTTCGACAACATCGACGTTCCTAGGCGCTTCCTGCCCGCCATCATCTATGGCCTCGCCTACTGGATTGGCATGCGGCGCCCGCCCAACATGATCCCCGAATCCCGTCTCACGATGTTGCGCGCCGAATACGACCGGGCCGTCCGCGATGCCATGCGTGAAGACCGCGAACGCGGTAAGACCTTCATTAGGATTGGCCGCTAATGCCATACACCTATTCCACCCTAACGAGCGACGTCATCGCGAACATGGAAGAAGATTCTTCCGAGTTCGTGGCGGCGCTGCCCGCAATCATCGAGCGCGCGCAGTCCCACCTACAACGGCGCATGGACCCGGTCAACATCATTCGCTTCACCGAAGTCTCGGTCAGCGCCTCGACCCGCACGCTCAACCTACCCTCCGACCTCCTAGTCCTCAAGTCCATCCAAGTGTGTGCGACGGGCGGTTGGAACAATCTGCTCGAACAGAACAACGAGTTCCTCACCGCATACTGGCCAGACTACACCTCCTGCGCGCCAACCAAGTATTATGCGCCAAAAGATAACGCTTCGGTCTATCTGGCCCCGACGCCCCTTACCAACGGTACGGCCCTCGTCGAATATATTCCGCGCGTCACCATTCTGAGTTCGGCCTTCCCGTCCAACTACTTCTCCGACCGCACCGACACCGCCTTCTTCGCCGCAGCCATGCTATACGCGAATGCGTGGACGAAAAATGCGGGTGCCGTTACCGTCTGGAAGGGCATCCTCGATGAGGAACTCGCAGTCCTGAACATCGAAGCATCTCGGGCGCGCCGCTCCGACACTTCCAATCGGTTCAACGGCTCACCTGAGAACACCATTGCGGGCACCCCGTAATGTCCACTATGGACATGTGGTCGGTATGCGACCGCTGTGGCTTCGACTACAAGCGGCGTAACCTCCGCAAAGAATCCACTAAGTTCGTCGTCTGCTCATCCTGCTACGATGGCCGCTACGACTTAAAAAGCCATCCGCAGAATCGGCCTTTCCGCCCTCGCCGTGAATTGCTGCCCGTTCCTGATGGGCGCCAGAGCGCTCTGATCCTTCCGGTGCTAGTCCAAGAAAATGGTGCGTGGCTCCTCACGCAAGACGGCAACTTGTTTGCTGTGACAGGCAACCAAGACAATACAAACCTTCCCCTTTTTGTTCAAGAGGATGACGGCTTGCTGATTACCGAAGACGACGATTTTATTGGTGTCACATGATCGCTCGGTTTTGCTAGGATATCGCCCGTGGACATCAAGCTACTTCTCGATTTCGTCGCCACCTTTCTGTGGCCGCTCCTGATGGCTTACGGCGCATATCTGCACCGGGAGATTTCGGCCGTGCAAACCAAGTTCGACAATCTTCAAGAGGCGCATCACCGGCATGTCGCTCAAGTCAACAAGGACTTCGCCACGCGCGAGGTTGTCTCCGATCTTGAAAACAAGCTGACAACTGTGCTAAATAGAATTGACGACAAAGTAACACGCATCCTAGAGGAGCGCAAGTAATGCCTTCGACTTTCGATCCGCTCCTTCGCCTTGAACTCCAAGCGACGGGCGAGAACGCCACCACCTGGGGCGCCAAGACCAACAACAATCTCGACCTGCTGGCCGAAGCCATCTCAGGTGCCGTCAATCTCAACGTGGCTGGCTCGGGCGACTTCACCCTGACGACCGCTAACGGCGCCGAAGATCAGGCCCGCTATGCCACGCTCGTCCTGACTGGCACCCTGACCGGCAACCGCAACCTCATCATCCCTTCGTCGCCCAAGAACTACAACATCATCAACCAGACTTCAGGCGCCTTCACCATCACGGTCAAGCAGGCAGCAGGCACTGGCTTCGCCCTTCCCGCTACCGGCCCCTCCATCGTGGTCGCCACTTCCACCACTTGCATCGACGCCGTTGGCACCACTCCCTACACCAAGACACTACTTGCAGCCACCAGTGTTGACGCGGCCCTTTCCGTCCTCGGCAATCCGGCGCCCACAGGCGTCATCGTCGAGTATGGCGGCTCGGCTGCCCCAACGGGCTGGCTGCTTTGCGATGGCACCGCTATCAATCGCACCACCTACGCCAAGCTCTTTGCCGTCATCGGCACTACCTATGGCGTCGGTGACAATTCCACCACCTTCAATGTGCCTGACCGGCGCGGGCGTTTCGGCACCGGCGCTAACGCCACGTTCCCGCGCGGCACAGTTGGTGGCACCTTCACTACGGGTGGCACGGCCCTTACTGTCGGCCAACTTCCCTCGCACACGCATACCGGCACCACCGGCGTTGCGGGAGATCACATCCATACCGGTTCTACTTTAGGCCCTCTGACGCCGGGAATTAGCGGACCTGGGACTACTGAAGAAGGAGCCGGATCGCCTAATTATCCGGTTATCAGCATGGGTACGACGGGCAACCACACTCACGCCTTTACCACCGACACGACGGGCAGCGGGCAGGTGCATACACACGCATACACACCGCCTTACGTCGCCTCCAACTATATCATCAAGACCTAAGTAATGTCCGCGACGCTTCAGGATCAGAAGCTTACAGAACTGGAGTTCCGGGCAGGCGTCGTCAAGGAGCAAAGCCCCCTGCTTGCCTCGGGCTACTGGTCCGACGCAGACAAAATTCGCTTTCGCTTCGGGCGTGCCGAACTGATGGGCGGCTGGCAGCGCGCAGTAGCCGAGTCCGAAAGCAGCAAAATCTTCGGCGTCCCTCGCTATTTGTCTAGCGTCCGCAACAAGCTCGGACAAGCTGCCGCCTTCATCGCTACTCACAATGGCCTCTTCTCCAGCGAGCTTTCTACCTTCTACGAAATCACCCCCATCATAACTTCGGCTACCGGTACTGATATCCTATCGACGACTGCCGGTTCCGCAGAAGTTATCGTCTCTGTTTCGACACACGGCCTAACCGACCAAACCTTGGTAGGCTTCGTATCTGCGGCCACTACCATTGGTGGCAACATCCTTATCTGCCCAACCTCCACCGAAGAAGTTCTTTTCCCTGTCAGTGTCATTGACACCAACAGTTTTGCCATCAATGTAGGCGTTACTGCCGCTGCAACTTCGGTTGCCACGGGCGGCGATGTCAGTCTCAATTTCCGCTACAACGCTGGCTTCATCTCTACCCTTCAGTTGAGTGGGTGGGGCACGGGGCCTTGGGGCGGTAGCTTCGGCTGGGGCACTCCACTCGGCACGGCCAGTACGCCGCTGCGCCTCTGGTCCGCTGACATCTGGGGCACCGACATGATGGCAGTTCCTTCGGGTGGCCCGCTCATGTACTGGGATACCGCCGCTGGAATCACCGACCGCGTCACCATCGTAACGGCGGCGCCTTCCATCAACCAGATTGTGCGCGTCGCCTCCGAAGCTCGGCACGTTCTGCTCTATGGCACCCACGACATTTCCGGCACTTATAGTCCGCTCCTCATTCGCTGGTGTTCGCAGGAAGACTTCACCGACTGGACGCCTTCCTCCATCAATACCGCAGGCGACTATCCGCTGCCTAGCCGTGGTTCGGAAATCCGCGCCGTCAATCGCATCGGTGACAAGACCGCCATCCTAACCGACGGCGACATGTTCATCCAGTCCTACATCGGCGGCAACGACGTCTTCGGCTTCACCGCTGTGGGCGAACGGTGCGGCGTCATATCCCGCAATGCTGCCGTGGAATACAACGGCACCCTCTACTGGATGGCGACAAACGGTCAGTTCTACAAATACGATGGACGCCTGCAAACGTTGCCCTGCACGGTGCTGCGCTTCATCTATGACAACATTGACCCCGCCTATCAAGACAAAATCTACGCGGGCACCAACTCGACCTTCGA